GGCTTCGGTTGGTTCGTGAGGGGCAGCGAACCGCCCCCCATGGTAGTGACTCACTACCTAGTCATGGTAGACCCAATAGGTTGAGCGATCTATCCTACGCCCTACCTCGCCAACCTCTTCAGTCGGTGGAGTAGGGTCTGTCATCATTAAAACTGCGATACGCTCTTGGACCCATTGGGGGGTCTCGTTTATGCTAACGTAATGGCCCAAAACTGACGTGTCAATACATCCTATGTCGAAACACATTATATCTACACCTCCCGTAGTAGGATGTATCGTTACGCGGTATGTTACTATGTTTGGAGCTTTCACGTTGTTTTACTCGCACCTCACATAGAACATATTGTTAGCGGCTCGGTACCCAACACCGGAAACGTATATCCCTACCTCCACCATGGACAGCACAGACATCGCACCCATCAGGCGATCTGGTAGTTCTTCCTGTGTGAAGTAGAACAAGTTCTCCTGCGTATCCGCCAAGCGGGAAAGGCTTCGGTCATCGTTCACTTCGGCATACCCACGGAAAGTATTTCTGCCGTGAGCCTCTACAACCTCGATGAATGTATGCTTCGCGTCATGTAGCTTCTTGCTCTCTTCATGCTCCGCAGCCGCAGCGAACGCCGCGCAGAGTTGGGCTTCGAGTTCCTTGTCAACAAACACATAGTCCGAGTTCAGTATGCGTTGGAGTTCATCCTGCAACGGGGTTGTGTCCGACTTGCGGAAGCGTTCCAAGGGAAACAGTTTGTAGTCGATCTGCTGCGTAGCCCTAGCCACTTGGCTCCGTGCTGTGGACTTTACATCGAACAGGGCGCTGACAAACTCCCCTTGCGTAAACTCCAGCACTTGCTTGATAGTCAACGGACGTAGATGTTTTGCTGCGTTGGCAACACCCTTGGGTCTATGCAGGGCACTAGCCATGTGCTGTTTCTCACCATAGTTATACTTGCCGTTGTGTATGTTGGGCGAGAACACCGCGTAACGCTGCTCTTGGTCGCCTGTCTCATGCACTCGGAAGTAGCCTATGTAGCCCATGGCGTAGGTATCTTGGGGGCGGTACACCCACATGGAGTCCGTGCTTCTCGGCGCGACTGCGATACCGCGAACCTTCAGCGTGAGTTCATGCGCCATGTCCATAGTGCCGAAATTCACAGTGACGACGTCTTTCTGTGCGATTATATCTTTTACGAGTTTGAGTGCTAGTTGAGGCATAGTTGTTCTCCTTACTTCTGCATAAAGCCTAGTTGTTTATTGATGAACGAGTTGTAGCGTGAGCGTACTTTGGCTAAGTCCTCCTTGGTTTTTACCGTTTGGGTTAGATACTCCGCGTTCCAACTCCACCCATCGGTGCAGTCCTTGGCGAAGAATACCCACAACGCGAGCCGCGCATCGTGTTGTTCGTCACGCACGATACTGCGAGCCACAAGCGGTCTAGGTTGTAGCCCCTGCCAATTCGGCTTCTGTTCGTAGTGCGCGTACAGGTCTGCCATTTGTGTTCCCGCGTACTCTCTGTCCCCCAGCGGCAATAGCGGTGACATAGTCATACCCCATTCGAAGAACTTCTTGATGTCGTCCTTGAACTTGGCCTTGAGGTCTTTGTTGACTGTCGGCGCTTTTGGCAAGCTGCGTCCTGTACCCTCGACATGTTGCCACCCACCTTCGGTGCGTATGAACTTAACTGCGGAGTTGTCGTCACGCGGTGAAGCCCACTTGTAAAATTGGTTATTGGTTAACTTTTCTTGTACCTGTTTCGGCATCGTTATTGACTTGGCCAGATAATAGTCCGTGTCGCCTGCCTCGACGAAGTGTTTGCCGTTTCGACTGCGGAACCACATATACATTGGCGAATGGCGGTATATGAAGTCGTACCTGCTGTTGTGTGCACCCGGACCCCAGCCGTTACGCAGGGTGACTTCTTCGGTACCATCACGCTTCTTGCGCCACACGATGGGTGCATACTTCTCCATGTCTGCGAGTGTCGGCGTGAAGTACTGCACACCATAAATAAATCTACCGAAGTATTTGTCACCAAAGTGATACCCATCGGACAAGGCGTAGCAGCTGCTGCTGATCTTCACGATACGTTCGTACTTGCGGCGGCGATCACCAATAGGGCGGATGTCCTTGCCTTTGTTCTGCGCGCCGCGCAGTGGGGTGATGCGATCGTAGTGAGCCACTACCTCTGCAAAAGAACGATAATTTGTATATGTTAACATTTTTAGTCTTTCTTGTTATATTAGTTTCGTTTAGGTTAATTGGGTGGGTAGCTTCCATCTGCAAGATAAACCACCTCGCCACGGGAATGGCGGTTGTTTACTTTGGACGGCGTTGCTACCAAATGCGTCACATTAGATTTCAACGGCTACCCACACGATACTCCTTCAAAAGATTATAGCGACCAGCAGCATCATGCCAACGCCACTGGCAAAGCCAAAGATAGCACCGACCGCGCCAGCGATCTCGATCTTCTTCTGTACTTCTTCTTCAGTCATCGCTACCCCCTGCAAATCTTGAGATTGTCATTAGTTTGGCTTTCAACTCCATATTTTCTTTGCGAGCTGCCTTATGTAGTTTCTCGAACCATGCTTCGCGGCCTCGCGCTCTTTTTAGTCTATCCGCAAGATCATTTATGTTTTGCTCCTGGAAAGTGTCAGAGTAATCAAACCTGTGAATACCTCCAACGGCGGTGTACTCCACAACCAGATCAACACGGCACAGACGTAAATCTTTGAGAGCCACTCTTCGGCACTCCGATTTACTACCCGCTAGAAATTCTTCGCCAAGGTCATTGCGGTATGTCCAAACCCTAGTCTCTCTAGCATCACCACTTGCCTCGTGTCGCATGATCTTGCCACAAGTAACATTTTCGCTTTCTAAGTATTCAAGCATCGTCATCCCTTTCGATTCTACCTGCGCCGTTGCAGTTTTCGCAGTCGGCCCAGTAATTTTCCAGATCCCCGTACGGGTTTGAGTTCGACATAGGCACCGCGCGTTCGTACTCGCATCGGCCTTCGCCCTCGCACTCGGGGCAGTTTATATATGTGGGCTTCTCCTGTAGACCCACAACGTAGTTTCCCATCTTGCTCATTTTATTTTTCTCTCTCTTGTTTAGTTTCTCTTCTTTCAGTTTACGGAAGTAGGCATCGCGCCGCCTGCTAGACCGGAACAAGCGTCCGTTCTCGCGTTCCCCCCTACGATTGGTCGCGTGTTTCCCCATCTCACATATCCCTCGACTTTATGTGTACAGTTTTACCTACGTCTGCGGTTCTGCCGCTATCCATGACACACCACAACACAGGCATTGTCCACTGACCCCAGCCACCGAATAGGTAGCCATCGGTCAGCACGATTGCAGCTTGCGCGTTGATGTTGTTGTCCCGGATGTAATCGGTGACACAGGTAACATCGGTGCCGCCACCCCCTGCCGGTTTGGTAGACTGCACAAGCGTATCGAGTTCGTGCATGTCATACTTCTCGTCACGACATACACGGGTGTCCCAATACATCAGGCGTACAGCCTCGGGGTGTACCGCGTCACATATCTCTTTGACCTCGGTCAGAAACGCAGAGAGTTCCCGCTGTCTGATTGACCCAGACGTGTCGATCGCAACCACCAGTTCCCCGACTTGCTCACTGATACCGCTAGGCATATACATGCCGCTGGACAAGTACCTGCGGTTGGGTCGGCGATAGGTAGAGTAGTCACTGCCTGTGCATGTAGTCTGCACAAACTCACGCAACACCTCGCGCCAGTTGACCTGTGGCTGTAGCAGTTCGGCTAGGTCACGATCACCACCGCTGCCCATCTTACCTGCAACCAACGCACCTTGGCGTACTGCCTCGTCGATCTCCCGTGCGAGTTCACGTTGTTCATCGGCGGTCATCTCTTCCGCGCCATCCCAATCATGTTCGTCGAACGGCTGACCACCACCGGGTAGTGGCTCACTACCTTGACCACCATCGTTGCCATATTGGTCATCACGCAGCAAGATGTACACCTGTGCGGTATCCATGCCGACATACTTGCGGTCATAGCACCCGCCTTCGAGAACACCGGTCATCGTGGCAAACTTGTCCTTCGCGTTGTCGTCCACGATCTTTAGGTTGATGACGAAGTCACATGCCATGTTCGCGAGTTGTGCGTTCTGTTTGTACAAGTGATGCCACGTTGTCAGGTGCCGGAACAGTTTGTGGTACACCTCGTGCAACACCAAGAACCTAAGCTCGGCGTCGTTGAGTTGCTTCACAAACTCACGTCCATACATCTCGTCACGTCCATTGGTACATGCGGTTGGTACGGACGGGTCGTCCACGATGTTGCGGTTCCCGATCATAAGCACACCGGCAAGCGCCGTGTACTTCGGGTTCCCCATGATGGAAACAACGGCTTTGGTAAGCCGCTGCTCCTCTGTTAGTTGGTTTAGCATGAGCATGTTGTTATCTCCTAAAGAGCTTGTGGATGATACGTTCAAGAAGCGTAGGCTTCGGCTTCAAGAAGGTGTAGTCGAGATCGAGCGGATACGATGCCTCTTGGTAGAGGTTAGCCACAGGGGTCACTTCCTGCACCACTTTCGGCTTTGTTTGCGGTTTGGACTTACCCAGCTTGAATATCCGTTGCTGACACGACTGCGCTGTGCGCCCCATGATCGAGGCAATCTCGCGGTAGCTTGTACCTGCGTCACGCATTGTCACGAGGACATCGTCCTCTTTGTCTGTCCATTTTTTACCCATTGGTTTTCTCCTTGTTATGGGTTGCGGTTATAATCTTCACACCTTGTCAGCTGTGTAGAGGTGGTTGTTCTGCATGGCCCACTCGGTGAACTTCTTGTTGGTCATCACCATGGACTGCTTGGAATACTTCGGTGAGCGTACACCATTGGCGAACATCGCCTGTGCCTCGGTGTCGAGACGTGGCAGGTAGTCCATCCACGCGTTGAGCCAGTCTTTCTCCAACGCAGCAAGAGTTCTATACACAACCATGCAAATAGCTGCTGCACTGTCGGGCACTTTGGCATTGGCCGGATCGTCTTTGATCGACTGCAAGCTAGGCAGCTGGTCAGCCAACGACACAAACGCCATCAAGTCCATC